ATGTAGCTTCTACCAGTAGCGGAATCAAAGTATTCAAGCGCATTACCTGTGACTAATAACAGTTTAATAGCACGCAGCTTAGCAGCGTACCCGCCTTTAGTGAAGATGATACTGCTGGCCGTATCTTCCATCTCTGCTTGAGCGGAGAATATCGTGCCCTGAATACCGAGCTCGTTAACGATACCGGATAAGTCATCAGAGTCAGTGAATCTAAAGAAAGGACTGCCCTGCGGAAACAGGGCGTTTGCAATCTTAGTAGCCGCAGAGTTAACCAGCAGTGCGCCAGTACTCTGATAATCTCGTTGTAATGCAGTACGTCTTCCGTCGTTACCAGAGATATCCTTAGTAAAGACGTTAGGAAGAGTCCAGTTAGCAAACGCTACGCTAGAGTCTAGTACTGCTGTATCTTTCATTTTGATAAATAAGTCAGCTAGACGTTTCTGCATATTAGATACCTAATGCGCTGGAAGCTGCACCCTGACGACGCCGACGTTGGTCGGCTGTAATAGCTGCGCCTGAAGCTGCTGCTGCGCCACCAGATTCAACCTGTGTCAAGTTCTCACCTGTTTGGTCGTTATCTAACGCAGCCTGAGCTTGAACGGCCTCTTGCTGTTCACGTGCCGCTTTCTGCTGTGCTTCTAATGCCGCTGTATCTGTCAGGCCAACAAGGTCAGTGACAGATGATAATGCCCGCTTAATCCCGCCCATCTTAATCTCCTAGAGTTTGATACCTTTCTGAAGGTAGCAGGTTTCATTTATAGCTCTCGTAAAGATGAGCCAATCAGCACCGTTATCTCGAACGATACGTTTTAAATTCTTGTAGAGTGCAGCAACTGCTTTAGGGTGATAAGGTTCGACTACCATGAATCCCGTAACCATACTCTTACCTACATAGTGACTGTTCTCTAATAACTGGGGAAGTATACTCACCCCTCCAATGAGAGTGTCACCACTGAACACAGCTAATACACTGTGCCCCTGAATCTCCTGCACAACCTTCTGGAAGTGTTCCTCTTCATCCATGCCTAACTTGATACCAATACCCCAGACATGCAACTGCTTAACAATACTGATAATGTAATCAGAAGAGTTACTCCAGTTGTAGAGTCTAGTGTTGTATTGAGTATTGGAAGTGTTGTGTTTTGTTTTGTTTAAAGGATTGCTCATTGGTTGCTACCCCTTATCTTATAGTGTGACTTCTGAGGTTATGCTTGATTAATTTATAATCAGCAGAAGAAGAACGGTGATTTTACTACTTGCTTAATATCCAGAGCACCTTTAACAGGCATCTCCAGTCCTTCTAAATCAGCGCCGCATTTAACAGCAGCGTCTGTAATCTCTTCAAGTACATCATGCTCGGTGTAAAGGCGTACGAACTGTTCACGTACTGCTGCGTGCATTGCATCTACGTCGCAGGCATGTGTAGCTACTGAATCGTGGATAGGCATAATGTCCCCTTCAAATGCATTGATAGTCATCATCAGGTGAGTTGCGTCTAAACTGTGAATCCAGTTAGGAGAGATTCCTGACTTAGCTTTACGCTTATTGTTTACATCATAGTTGCGGTTATAGATAAGAAGCTGAGAAATATTCATGCTGCGTACAGCAACTTTAGTTTCTTCAGATTCAGTATAACGGTTGATAACCAGCGCACCTAGCGGTGTCTTCCATTCCAAGTGGTTAGCTGCTGGTACACGGTAGCACAAGCTCTGCAAGTACTTCATTGCTGCTGTAGCTGCTGGATTGGCATCTTCTACCGCAGACTTCATACGTCCGCTTAGATAGCCAGCGAGCTTGAACAGGCTGTACTCTTCAGTTCCTTCGTATCCTTCTTCCTGTGCTGATTGGAGGATGTACTCAGAGCATGAACGTACGGTTGCACTATAAACATGTGTCATGCAAGGACGCTTGGTCATGCTGCGGGTGATTTCATTCTCACGCCAGAACTGAGCCTGCACTACGAACTCAGGATTATCTAAGTCCATAATCACTTTAGAGTCAGTACGCTGCTTAACATCCATGTACATATCCGCCTTCTCTTCATTACCTTCCCAGAACAGGTTGGTAAGTTTACCACCTACTGGGTCACGCAGCAGTGCGCTGAAGTGCTGGCTACCGGAGTTGGTCGCATCCATAGCCACCGGAATCCGCGATTCGTAAAGCTCTGGGCTTTCAGAATCAAAAGCGTTAACGAGGTCGATGCAGGCAGCCAGAAAACACCACGGTGCATCTGCTGATTTAAAAGCCTCTGCATTAAACGGCGCCCGTGCAACTTCCCGAACTTGCTGGATATTATCATCAGTCCAAGCTGCACGCTTCTCGAATAAGGCTTTGTCATAACCGTAGCAAGTAGCGACGTGCACCTTAAGCCAGAATAAACCGCGCTCCCCGAGAGGTTTAGCTTTGGCGAAGGAGAGTAAAGCCTTCTGCATGTCAGAACCTTGAGGATGCAGACTGGACTTGAAGTACAGGCGGTAACGCCAGTCAACGCAGGTCGGGAAGTACAACTCTGACTCATCTTTAAACTCTTCACAAATCTGGGTTAAGGATACAAGCGAACGCAGCTTGCTTACCCGTGCACGTTCGTTGATGTACCAGTTACGCATGTTCATCTTCCAAGTCTGGAAGTCGCCCATCTGACGTTCGGTATACTCTTCTTTAGGTACGCCGTCTAAGTACCACTCAGGCTTAGGTGCTGGATAGGAGCTAGGCATACCAGTAGCAACGCCACTGCGGCGCGCTTCATTAATTAATGCCAGCACTTCCTTGTTAATTACATAAGCCACTTCCTGCGATTTATTGAGAGCTTCCTTCACTTGGTCGGCTGATTTAAATGCTTCAGCTACATCACGTTTCATAGCGCGAGTAATCTGACGGTTGTGATAAGTACCGCGCTTGCAAGTACTAGGTAGCAAGTACCCGCCGGAGAACAGGGTTTCATGACGGTTAGGCTTAACCAGCATTGGCGGTTTAATGTCCACAGTATCTGCGTCTTCTACCAGCTCTTGCAAATGCTCTGCAAGCTCCTCGCTAGGAGCCAGATAGCTCATGCGTGTAGCGTCTGTAGCTTTATCCCACGTGAACAGCCCTGTATCCCAAGCTGGCTGGAGAAGCAGCTTGCCTACGGATACACACTGCGAGTTACTCCACGGCTCATGCCCTAAGTGCACGTTCTCTGCGGAAGCTCGCAGTGTCTTCATGATGTGCGATGGGCTAGTAGTATTACGTTCTTTCAAGTATTCGAATACACGGTTCATATAAGCCGGTGCTACTGTTTCCAGTTGGATAGCCAGCACTTCGGCCTGAACCTGACGACCGATATTAGCAAGTAAAGTACCTGCGCTTACACGAGAACTTCCACCTTCAGATACAAAGAGGGCATCAAAGCATTTTGTTAAAGTCATCACTGCCAGTACATCAGTAGGGACAAGGCGGATAATGCTGCGGTACTTACCGCCCACGCCTGCTGTCTTCTCTGCCTTCATGGCGTCGATACCTGCTGCTACTGTATCGTAAGCAGCTGCAATCATACGTGACACCTTAGGGAGGCTGGACAGGTTACCAGCTTGCATAGCTTTCTGTACAAGCTCACGCGACTTGTTCAAGCTGCGTGTACGGTAATCCTTCTCTAACTGAATCTGACGTTCAACTTTCTGTTCTAATGTTTCGTAATGCATTTGATACCCTCTCGCTAGTCTTGGCGTATTTGAGGTTAATAATTACTTACTTGCTTTATCTTCGCGCTCTTTCCAGAGCGTGTACATTTCTTGATAATCTTTAGCTGCTGACTCATTACCTGCTTCAATAGCTTCGGACCAACGCTGCATACACCATTCAGATTGTAACATTAATGCACTACCTCAATAAATTCGTTATCGCTTCCCATCAAGTAGAAGTCGTAGTCTTTACGGACGTAACCGTAATCAGCGCCTGCTTTAAACAGGTCCTGCATGAACTCTTCAGCTAAGTCTAAGTCATTCGTTTCTAATTCAATTACTGCTAAAATCTTCTTACTCATCTTCTAAAGTCTCCACAAGTTTACGCATATACCACTGGGCTTTCTTCAAGTCTTCAACTGGGTTAATCTTCTTCTCGTATCTCCAGATGTACTTTTGGATATTACCTTTCAGGTATCCTAAGAAAGCCTCACGGCTCATACTAGCCTCGATAGCCTCAATGCATTCAATAGCTGTGTTAGCGTAATGCGATGGACTGTTTACCATGTCTGTCATTTCTTAATCTCCTGTGCTGCCTTGCGAACTGCACGTTGCTTACGCGCCTTAGCGTTAGCTGCTAGACGTTTCTCTTCATCAGTCTTGTGCGCAGGGTAAATGAAATCAGTAGGCTCGCGCTCTAAGTAGTCAGCCATAGCCCGTAATGCTGAAGCAATTGCACTGCTGGACTGCATACTTCCAACAATCCAACGACCGCAAGCGCTAGCGACTTTACCTTCCCCGCCATTACAGGAACGGTGAAGAGCACCGCGTATACGGCCTGTAATATGGTCATGGTCACATACTACGCTATCACCTTTAGCACCCTTAATTGAGAAGTCTAGCGGCTTACCGCAGAGCAGGCAATTACCGCCTTGCTCCTTAGCTAGCTTCATTGTAATACTGCGCAGCTGTGCACGCGTAACCTTACGCATTACCATAAGTCCAACTCCTCGCCTTCATCTAAGTAATTCTGCTCTGCAATCAGGTCCTCAAGCTGTACTTGTGCTTGCTTGTACAGAGCTGGGTCGGCTTTATAAAGCTCATCCAACTTATCTTCCATCTCTGTAAACTTCTCTTGTAAATAAAGTTCAATTACTTCTGCTACTGCTGAGTTGAAAGTTGCCATGCTTTATATTCCTCATTGTACGCGTGCAGGGATTCGCACCACTTCTGGAGCTTTCCGTCCAGCATAGGGTATATGTAATTGAAAGCTGAATCAGTAGGTGAACGTCTTAACCAAAGACACTCAGCCTCTGCTAGGAAGTTCTGGTTAATTTCAGCATAGGCTTGAACTACTGCCCTAGCTGCGTTGGTCGAATCTGTAAAGTCCTTTAAGAACTCATAAGCCTTAGCTGGACCGCAGGACTTACCATTTAATGTAATGATACCTTTAACGTTATCAGCAGAGTCACCCATTAGCATCTGCGCAAAGAAGAACGCTGTGCCATGTCCGATTATCTTGCCCTTACCTTTGTCGTAATCAATCCAACCGTACTCGTTATCAATAGTATCGATAGTCCCTAGTTCAGGATTCCACTTAGGACCTCGGCATAGGTTCATATCTTTATCGAAGCTACTAACTAATCCCCTATCTGCAAATACAATGCTGTCTTCAATAATCCTATCGTCGGCTTCTGCCTGATAGTCGAAGATAATCTCTATACCTTGCGCTGCATACTCGTGCGGATTAGCTATCAGATGCGCTTTAAGCGGGGCCTTTAACGGAATCTCTTCACGTACAGCGCGTTGCCCTTGATAAGGTTTAACCGTAGGCAGGAGGAACCTGCCGTGTTTAAAGTTATCAGAAGGGGTAATATAAGCACGTACTTCCTTGCAGTTAGTATAAAACTTATCTTCAAGTACCATCTGATAGAAGCGCCGGATAGCTGTATCTAAGCGCTTCACTGTACTCGCTGCCTTATAGATTGCTTGGTCGGCATCTAACAGAAGTACTTTATCAGAGACTGGCGGCGTCTCTAGTTGTGCCGCCAGAGTATCTAGATTAACGCCGCCGATTTGCATATTAGTATGCCTCTTCCAGAATCAATACAGTGCCGAACAATTCGCCCATCACAGAAATACCAGCCGCAGACTGTTCTACATCATAGATGACTGCTGCGAGATTGCCTAGATGTGCTGCTAGCGTACCGGTGATACGTACGTAGCAAAGTTCATCATCCAGTAGCGCTTCGGTCTTAGCAGGGATATCGTTGTGTTCACGTAACTCTTTCTCTACTAGTTCAAAGTCAGCACCGTACAGTTCAGCCAGTTCAGCAATACCTTTCTTAATAGCTTGCACGGATACTGCCTCATCCGCATCAAGTGATTCAATGAAGCGTGCTACTTCAGTAGCTACTACCTGATACGCTGCCAGTACTTCTTTAGTTTGGATTGCTTTAGTTGCTTCAGTCATTCTTTATTCCTTATTAAAAGCCCCTTGCGGGGCGTTGGTCGATTTTAAGTTATTACAGAGCGGGTGCTACCGGAGCTACCGGAGGGGCCATCGGCGCTACAGGCGCAACCGGAGCAACCGGAGCAGCTGGCGCTACAGGTGCTGGTGCTACTGAGGCAGTTGCAGCCGGAGCCGCCATAGCTGCCATATCAGGTACGCCACCCATAAGCATCTGCTGCAACGCAGAGCCTTCGAAGTTCACAGCTTGCAGGATATCTTCCTGAATAAAGTTGTTCTTCTCGATATGCAGGGAGTCCCAAGTTTCTTTGGTCGGATTGTCGAACAGGAACAGACGCAGGCCAGCTTCATCCAGCGCAGGCAGTTCAATCGGTGCACCAGTATTCGGGTCAAACTTAGGAAGCTGACGCAGGCTCAGGAAGTCAATGGTGTTAGAAGTCTTGCCAGTCTTAGAAGTGTACTGTTCAACTTCGAACATGAATGCCTGACCCAGACGCTGTGCCATGTGCTTTAGCGTACCGTCGTAGTTCATTTTATCGAATACTTGCTTGAACTTGGCCTTCTCGAAGCTGCTGATAGCCATCGGGAACGGGTTAATACGTTTGATGCTGCCGTCAGGGGTGTACACGATGAAGCCTAAGCGTACGTTCATTACAGCTGGCTTACCAGTCGGCTTACCCATGTGCATCGGAATCTTCTTGCCCAGCTCAATGTATTCCATGAATCGACCGAAGTACGTACCCTTAGGCAGTAGTACGTCAGCGAAGTTACCGCCAGACTGGGTAATGGATTGGTCAACGCCTTGAGTAGCGATAGTATCGTTTACCAGAGAAGACAGTACGTTCAGATTGATAGTCATATTTGAATCCTTAATTAGGTATTTAACTGTATATTCAGCGGCGAGGCATTACGCTCTCGCCTGATTAATGCAATATTTACGTGCTTATGTAGGCTTAGCGTCTCTTCTTACGATTCACCCAACGGCCGTCGGAATCAAGCAGCATCGGGATTAAGCTAGGGCAGCCGTCAGTGATAGTCATGATTCCCAGAATCGGCTTGTTACGAGTCAGCTTACCGTAAGCAAAGGCCATAGCCTTATGGTCAATCAAGCATCCTGCGTGTGCACCAAAGTACAATGCAGTAGAGGAAGCTGCATAACGGATATCGAATTTCCCATGCTCATGACCTATGACCATACTGGTACGCTCATGCGAGGCATTCAGAATCAAGTCACCAGATACTTGGTGCTGGAAGCGTACTGGTCCAGTTGGAGTATTCAGCACCCACGCATCTGACCAGCTCCACTTCTTAGCACCATGTTCAGGGAACAGGATATCACGGTACTTCTTGATGAACTGAACCGGAAGCCCATGCGCTTTAGCACGACGGTAGATAAGCGAGCCGTGGTTAGAATCACACACCAGCAAGTTCGGGAACAGGTCATGCACCTTAGCTAGATACTGCTTAGCTTTCTCAAGTTCTACACCTGCACTATCAAGGTCAGGATCGGAGTCATGGAAGGAGATAGCATGGCCGTCAGTTTCATCACCTACTTGTACGACGATATCTGCACCATAGGAATCACGTACAGACTTCAAGAACTCAAGTGCATCTGGATGCGTGTAAGGTGCGTGCAAGTCCCCAATTACAAGGATGCGATTACACATCTCTGGGATATCTGTATCCCCAATATCATCCGTAGGGGAAGGTTGGATTAACTTACGTGCTTCAACCAAACCCTTGTTAGCCTTTGCTTTACTGCCGTTAGCTGCTTCGTAGATTCTACGCCAGTACTTAACAAGTTGGCGATACGCTACAGGTTCACTTAAACCTGACAGTTTGTTATAAGCTGCCGCTGCCTCAGCATTACTTTTGTAAGTGCTTAGGATTTCTTGATGTTGTTCTTTAGTAAACAGCTTAATAGCATTGATACGTGGCATTGTGTAATCCTTGTAGTGTTATCTTATAGTATGTTTCTATTCCCTCAAGTTTCATGCTTAAGGGAAAAAGTCAACAGTTTATTTAATTATTACCTTCGTTAATCCAATCAGGCCTCTTGCCCTTACCGCAGTAAAAGTCAATTAGGTCCAGCAATCGTGGGTAGTACTTCAAGGACTTCTTACCGTCCATTTCTGCAACCTTCAACTTACTGAAGCTGCGCCAATCTTCTATAGTATGCTGCTGGCATCCTGCACGTACTACATCCTGGCAGATACTAATGAAGTACTCCTCCCCATATATAACGGTAACAGCTGCACTATGTAGGTCAACGCAGCGCAGGTCAGCATTGAGCAGGTCAGTACCGCGTAGGTCAGCACCGCGTAGGTTAGCATAGTGTAGGTCAGTGTTATACAGTATAACGTCGCGCAGGTCAGCGCCTCGCAGGTCAGCGTAGCGTAGGTCAGCTCTGCGCAGGTCAGCGCCGCGTAGGTCAGTGTTATACAGTATAACTTCGCGTAGGTCAGCGCTGCGCAGGTCGGCGCCGCGTAGTTCAGCGCTGCGCAGGTTTTCTAATTTATACTTTTTAATGACTTCTTGATATTTCATATTTAACCCCAATGTAAATAAATAACTTATTGTTTGACAGATTCAATAATACATGCTATAATAAAACCCTTCCTACGCAGGGCTACACCTACTCCCCCACAACTGCATATTCTGAACTATCGAATGAAATCTCTTCATGTCTATCTCCTATATCAACCTCACCTGTATCAGGGTAGAACGTTAAGACTTCATGCACTGTACCTACTGCATACATAACCTTATCCTGTTCAGTTAAGGGCAGTCCGTATTTATCATGGTTCAAGATTCTTACTTTCATATCAAGCGCCTTAATTCTGCAACCTCACTATGAAGTTGCTTAACTAAGAGACTTCCTTAGCGAGTCTTATTTCTCTTAGACTCTCATCTACATCGCACTGTATTACCTGTGCACGGGAGGAACCGCTCAAGCTCGTACTATCTACCCAGAGCTTTCAGGAGGGCAACCGCTTATCGTTATCGGTTAACGTCTTGCTATGTGATACATCTTACTGCTTTCGTTACTGCTTGTCAATCTCTTTCTTACTGCTTGTCAACTTATCGACTCTTCGTACGCTTGTCGACGCTACTGACCGTTTCCGGTTGGCTCCGTGCCTCGTTGATGTGCTTAATATACCTAAGCGTCCGTGCTATGTCAATCCTTATTTTAATTAAATCGTGTACTCTTCTTTAAATGATTTACCAAGTCCTGCTTCTGCTGGGAACTGCACGTCCTTAAGGATTCCAAATTCAGGCCATAGCTGTAACATCCTATCGCGGGCGCCTTCCATGCAGCGCTTGATAAGCTGCCCTACCCTATTAGCAGTCTCTTCATCTGCACAATCTGCATAGACGGCATCATGTACAGTAGCTAGGATACACCATTTACCATCCATCCAGTTATCCGCTAATCCTGCACGCAGAATCATCCCCATTGCAACAAGCATAAGCAGGGAGCCGGAACCCTGAAACGGATAGTTAGCCATTTCCGTCGGCTTAAAGTCCATAACCTGCTTACCTTCTTTCCATACTGGTTTCTGACGGAAGCGGTAACGAGTACCACAAGGTGCAGTAAAGTACCCTTCGCGATAGATACGCCAGCTACCGTCATCACCTTGCTCACGTCTAATAGGCTCAAGCAGTGCTGTACGGTTTACTTCTGCTGCGATTACATCTCTGTACTTAATAGATTCAGGAAATAGTGCTTCTTCGTTAGCTAGGAACTTCTCGGCAGCACTTAAGCTAGCACCTGAGGCGAACGCCAACCCTTTAGCGGAAGCTCCGTATTGTGCTGCGAAGCTGAACGTTTTAATTGCTGTTCGTTTCTTCTTCCACTCTTTATGGTTTGGTGCATCCGGATTATGGCAAAGCTCGTAGACTTCTTCATACGGCATACTCTCTTGAAACGCTAAGCGATAGCAGTGCATATCTGTACCAGCTTCAAGCAGACTCAATAACTTCTTGTCCCCTGTGATTACGCAGCCCATTACAACTTCCATAGCTGAGTAGTCACACTGTGCAATCATACCTTGCTCGCCGTAACGGCTACGTAGAATCTGCTTAACCTTAGATTCACGTGGAAGCTGCTGCATGTTCGGGTTAGACGCAGAGAGGCGTCCAGTTGTGGTTGAGCAATGATTCAATCTATGGTGGATGATGCCGGAACCATCTGCACATGTAGGGATGACGTACGGCAACATGCCTGTAGTCTTACGCAAGCTACCGTCCTTATTAAATTCCTTAACCTCATAGAAGCCTAAGTCCTTCTGACGTAGTGTCAGTTCGTTATATGCCTTAAAGAATGCGGACGCTTTATTACTCATTATCTTCTACTCCAATAAAATAGTTAGCCAGTTCTTTCATTGCATCAGTACCTGTACTGTAAACAGGACTGCCGTCTGCTAATGTCTGTGCACCTTTGAACTCCCCGCGGTCGCCGTACTTCTCACGAAGCGCTTGCGGTAAGTCCTGAATATTCACGAGCCCATCGAAGCGGTACATACGTTCGCCCCATTTCAACTGCTCTTCATCGCTGTCAATCTTAACGTACTTCTTCGGCTCGTAAGATACCTTGCACTTGTACTTAACCATGCCCCCATACACTAGGGCAGAC